AGGTTGGGAATGGTAGCCATGAATGTCTCCTAAATGACTGGTGGTGGTTGGATCAGGCCGTGATGGCAGACATGACAGCCTGCGTGGCGACGTTGGTGAACACAAGCTCGCCAGCCCAAAGAAGCTGGGAAACCATAGCGTCCTGGTTGGTCGGCTCCTGAAAGTCCTTCAGCATGAAGTCCGCACGGGGCGAAACAGCGAGGAACATGTATTCCTCGTTCAGAAGGTAAATCTTCGAGTTCGTGGACGTGCCGTAGGGAACGTGATCATCCACGACCCACGGAATGTTGTTGAACAGGAGGTTGGTGAAGCCGGCCGAAAGCAGAAGCTCATCGTGACCACCAGGCTGCGCCGGGTATTCACGGGCCGAGGCACCGAGCGCCCAGAATCGGTTGTACTGATCCCGACGGGACACGATCAGGGAGGTGGACTTGGCACCCTTGATGGCCGAACCCTGAAGCGAGTTCAGAGCGGTGGTGGTAAGGGTGGTGGTGGACGAATCCACCTGAGCCTTCCACCACGTATTCGAGCTACGGGTGATCCCACCGTAGGTGGCAGCAACCGTGCCGTCATCCACAGCGGCTTCAATGCCGGTGATGCCCTTGGGGTCATCCACGCCATCGGACCAAATGCCGCCGGCCAGGTTTTCGGCCATCTCCATCCGTGCCTGCTGGAACTGCACGGTGAGAATGTTGGCGATCGCATCCGGCGAATCGGTCTGGATCAGGGTGCGACCGTCGATCGCAACCGTGTTGTAATACTGCTTCCAAGTGAACACGGCATTCTTGATCGTGTCCACCGGAGCAACGGTCAGGAGGTCGTATCCCTGGTAGGAGCCACCGTGGCCGAACCGGGCATACATGAGCGGAACTTCGATCTGAGTTCCACCCTGCACCATCTTCTTCTTCGAGGAAAGAAGACGGAACGTGATGACGTTGTTGCCGTAAATCTGATCAGTGATTTCGGGAAGAATCCACTGACGAGACAGCGACGTTACGGTGTCGGTACCGATTGCAGCCATTGGTTAATGCTCCTGTGTTTTGGAGAAGGGGGATTGGTGGAAGGACCTAATTCTGAATCGCCTGAGCAATGGCCTCACGGAGACTCACTGCCCGCTGTTCAGAATTCATTGACGACGCAGGAGCGGTCTGCGTTCCTCGGGACACCGAACCGCCAGACCCAGCAAGGGCAGCGGCGTTATCTCGGCGTTCGGACATTTGGGCCTGCTGTGCAGCGGCAATACTGGCCTGCTGCTGAACGATCTGATCCCGGTACTTCGGGGTTGACCACATGATCGTTTCGAGAGCGGCCTGATAAGCGGCCGTGGGATCGTTGCCGTGCTTCGCCATGAGCGGCGCAATAAGGCCGGCCGAAAGAGCCTCGGACTGAAGGTAGTGGAGGTCGGTGGCTTCAAGCTCGGGGTGAGCCGAAACAAAGGCTTCATGTCCCTGTGCGATTCCACTCTGGATGCGAGACTGTTCGGCTTCCGCCTGCTGCTGCATCGTAAGCGCCTGCTGCTGCCGGTAGGAAGCAAGTTCGGCGTTAAGCTGGGCCTGATCCGCCTGCACCTGCTCTAGATACGTCGCAAGGCCAGGCACAAGATCGGCCATCTCGCCAAGAGCGGTCCGTGCGTCGAGTCGGTTGGACTCGGGGGTGACTGGAACGCCAGGCTGTCCAGCGGCCGGGTAACCGGCAGGAGGATAACTGGCAGGACTTCCCACCCCGGGGACCGACGACGCTGGCAGAACCGGGGCGGGAGTTCCGCTGCCGCTCGCTGCGGACTGGGGGTACAGCGGGTCGGGAACGGAAGTAGCTTGGATGATTCGCTGCTGCTGCGCCGGGGTGAGAGAGTTCGCCCAAGCGTAAAGGTCGGCTAGTTCAGCCTTGGAAGCAACGATGCCATCGCCAAGATCAAGAAGGTCTGCGGTGGGATCAGGGGTGGTGGGGGTGGAGGCGGAACCTGACCCGTCATCCACGCCCTCGGTGATCGGACCACCAGTGGGGATAAGCGGGTTGGTTCCATCGTCGGTTGCGGAATCGGCGGGAGCCAGACCCTCGACCGGCTCACCGCCGACTCCACCTTCGCCAGCTTCGGGCGCAGGGATACCCGTAGCCGACGGATCGCTGCCGGAATCAACACGGCGACCAAGCGCAGCCTCAACGGCAGCGGCGAAAACGGCTTCCTCGGAATCGACAACCGGGTTGGATTCATCCACGGGCGGGGCAACGGGTTCCGTGGCCTCGGGGCCAGTGGGTTCCGGCGTGGAACCTGGAAGCGTGAACGGGGGGAGGTTAGACATGAGGGTTAGTCCTTACTGACGAAGCATTCGAGCAATTTCGCTCGACGGGATTTGGGCCTGTGGAACAGGCGAACGGCCATTGGTAGGCATGGGTGCTGGACCGGGGGGCATTCCGCCACCCATACCTCCCATGCCACCCATCCCCTGCATCGGCATCCCGCCCATCCCACCCTGAGCCATGCCAGGAGGGAGAGCGGACGTGCCATCGGCAGAAGCCTGATCGTAAGCCTGCTTGTTCTTGCCGATGATGATGGTTTCGATTTCCAGCAACATCGGAATATCGGCGTCGGGAGTCATCTTCAACTTGCCGATGAGGTCCATCATCTTCTGAAGACCCTCACCCATCGTGTTTAGCTGGTTGGTTCCAGTCACAATGACTCCCTAGTTCGAGGCGGATGCGGGCAGAAATGCGGACGGGTTGGTCTGGATCAGACCTTCAGGTCACGGGTGGCGTTGCTGCCCTTGACCTGAGCGTTCACGTCGGTCCCGAATCGCTTGCCGGTGGTGTGGCCGACCTGCTTGATGGGAGCGTTACCCGTCTTGGACTGAATCTTCTGAGGCATGATTGCGTCCTAGTTCGTAGGAGGATGAGGCGTAGTCGCCTCGGTCGAAGGTCAGGCTATGGGGGGTAGTGGGAAAGGGCAAGTCCAAATCAATACCGTATGAAATGGCTGGACCCATGAACGCAAAACCCCCTCGGCTATTACAGCCAAGGGGGTTTCACGATGGATCGTGCTCGCTATGTCAACCGTGGTTTCTCAATCGGCATCATCTCCCATATCGGCATCGGTGTATTCACATGGATCGGAAACGGCATCTACGTCACCATCCACGCCGGGATTGAGCGCACCGGACTTCGGGATTGGGTTGGTGGGATTCTCGCCCCACGGGCGGGAAGCTGGATAAAGAGGCATAACAGATTCTCCTAGTGGTTATCGACAGGTGGTTATCGACGGGCAGCAGCACGCTGCGTGGGAGGCTGGCCGACTGTTCCAGCCTGTGCCTTCTGATCCTGCACTCGCTTAGCGATGTTCTGCCAGCCGGGAATCGCATGAACTTCCAGCACGGCTTCCTCGTCAATCGCACCCATCGCATACAGCGCATCGGCTTCAGCGATTCGCTGGCCTCGGGACTGGCTGGCAGCTTCACCGGCGTCGATAAGCAACTGGAAGCGCATCGGCGCTTGGCCTTCAGGGGATGGCAGGTAGAAGTGATTGGACCGCAAGGCCACGGAAGTCTTTTCGCCGCTCGGGCCGATCAGGCTGATCAGTCTCGGCTTATCGTAGAATTCCACGATCTGTGCGGCCATCTTTTCGCCGGCACCACCGATGCAGCGAGACAGGTTACGCAGACCCTTCCTGATTCGCACGAAGGCCGCTTCCTGCACGGAATCAATCACGCCTTGTGCGTTGCGGCCTGTCGGGCTTGCACCTCGCACGATTGCGCTCAGGCCAGAGATTCGCTCAATCTCACCGATGTAGAACTTGATAATGTCCATCGACATTTGCGGGTGCATCTGCGGAGGCATCATCCAGTCCAGCGCACCACCAGGATTCATGGGGAGCCGCTGTCCTGGCTTGTTCGTGATGGCGGTTCGAGCGAGTCCTGCCCGAATGTCTTCCTTCAGGATCGGGTTACCCATGAGTTCGATATTGTGCTCAATGGACCCGAGAATCCGGTTGATCGAATTCTGAAGCGGGATCAGGTCTTCTACAAGCGCATGGCCGTAGAATTCACCAGTCTCCACGGGGACGTAACGGTCGTAGGGGTGCTGACCGTGCGACCACAAATCCTCGGCCATCTTGTCCATGAGGATGCGGTTGCCGGCCATTACAAGGCAACGCCACGAATCGTAGATTCGCCCGTCCTGTTCCTTCGGCGTGCGGAGCCAGCATTCCACCAACGTCACGCCAGGGTCCATCGTGGCATCTACAGTGGTGTTTTCACCGGGCCGAGAGTACGACGAGAAATTCGAGCCGTGCATAGCGCCAGGGTTCGCCATCGCCTGATTGCGAGTGACGGCCGTGTCCAGCTTGGTTTGTGCGGCGTCAATGTCTTCGGTGAAGAAGTCGGTGTTAAGCCGCTTCGTGGCACCGGGAAAGCGCCGTTCGAGTTCCTGCCGAGAAACGGTGCGAGCCTCAATGAAGTAGTTCGAGTCGTCCATTGAAGTTGCGTCGGGATCGACGTACATGGAATACGGATCAAGCCGCACAGGCTTGGCGTTACCGAACCCTCGGTACGCCGTCCCATCCCAAGAGGTCTTGAAGAAGCCGATCCCGTAGATGTAGCCGTCCCACACTACCTTTTCGACTTCCGCATCCACCTTGTCAACCTGCCAGGTGGAACGGATCACCGTCTTCAAATCCTGGCAGAGTTCATCGGCCAGGTTAAAGGCAGGGTTGAGCGGCGGGACGTTGGGCGTGGCGTCGAACGTGGGTTGCTGGTCTGTCTTCCACGCAACCATCGTGTCCAACGTGGCGAAGATTTCGTTGACCTTCGGCCGAGGCAGGTGCATGTTCGCACGGGCAATCTGGCCTTGAGTTTTGTGGACCGAGCGGTAGTTCTTGTCCCACTGTTCGAGCATCGGCCGGCGCTTGTTGCGGGCACGATAGAACAAGTCCCGAATCTTCGCCGTGAGTTCCATTTCGATGAGGGGGTCGATGGAAGGCAGGCGAGAGAGTGGTGGTGGCGTGGCGTTCGAGACAGGCTTATCCGGCTCAGGGTTCGGGGGAGGTGGCCCCTGCGGCTGCATACCGGGGGGCGGTCCCTGTGGCTGCATTCCTGGCGGCATCATTCCACCCATACCGGGCGGGGGCGGGCCGGCGAGGCCAGGTGCAGGTGGGCCGGGAGGTGGCCCTGGTGTGCTCGACAGCGCCACGGGTCCTAGCTGGGCACCCCACGGCAACGACGCCCCCTGCGGGCGGCGAGGGGCAAGCTGGGGGGGCATGGTGGCTGCCACGGCGGGCCTCTACTTCGGGATGGGGGTGGTCGGTAGCCCCGCATCATGGCGCCTGCGGTTGGTTTCTTCAAGCCCTTCATGGTGATCGCCCAAAACTGGATCACGGTAATCAATTGGGGCGAATTTGTGAGGGATGCCTGTGCGCTCTGTGGCTTCGTCGGACTTGCGCTTGAAGGCGTCTTCGAGTTCCCGCTTACCGGAAACATACTGGCCGGCTGCGATGTTGTAGTGACCCTCCATTGCGTGACGCACCGGGGGAACGGTGTAGATACGGCGAAGGATTCCGACTCCCATGCAAGCTGGGCAGGCGAGGGATTGGCCGGCGTACTTTTCATCGTAGTCGGAGATGGAACAGGTAATGGAGGTGCGGGACTTGCAAACCTTGCACTTGTATTCGTACTGCGGCATGACTACGCCTTTCCATTCAGGATAATCGACTTGACTCCCCACATGACGACTTCTTCAAGGTGGGTTTTGGCAAGCGAAGTTTCCCGACTACCCACACATACCTCATCCATCACAAGGCAAAGATCATCTGCGGCTTTGCGAAGTCGTTCAATGGCTTCAATTTGAGCCTGATCAGGTGCATGGTTGGTGAGGGAATTCGCAAGGGTGGACTGAAGTTCAATCATGGTTCTTCTCCTGAATCGTGGAATGAGTCATGCTCCCAAGGTGGAAGCGGGGGTTGAATAGGCGTAATGTCCATGCCATCTGGCACGGTCGGAGTGTTCGAGCCAGGCAGAATCAGTGACCCGTCAACCGGGCCTTGACCATACGCCATAAGCATCGGCTCCATCACGTTACACACGACGGCCTGAGCCATCGCCATAACGCAATCATCAAACCCGTTCTTTTCGTCGCTGGGTCCGTAGCCGCCACCCGGCAGCGTGACGTAGTTGCAGAGTTCGTTATACAACGTAGACGAGTGAATCGTCATGCCGTTGTCAACGATAAACCTCAGCAGCCACGAAATCATAAGGTGCTTGGTTTGCAGGGTAGTTGACCACCCATACGACGATGAGCCGTCAGGAATCCTAAACGTATCATTCCTACGCCTCTGGAACAACTTCGGGTAGTTCTTCGCCATGAGGGCGCCAATAGTCGAGTACCCCGGCCCTTCAATCTCCGTGCTCACCAAGCCGAGGTTGAAGAATTTGCCTAGCTTGAACAACTCATCTGCGAAGGTCACAGGGTCGATTCGAGCACGCCACTCTGCAACCTGTTCGAGCGTGCGGCGGTTGATGATCTGGATGGCTGCGAAGTCGCCTTGGGTGGTCCGTGTCGGGTCCCCGGCAATGAGATACTGGCCGGCTTCGAGGTCACGACTCGGACGCCGGTAAATCGTCAATGGGCCGTCCGATCGCTCAACCCACTTCACCTCGTTGGAGGTTTCGAGTAGCTGACCCTTCACGCCGGGTTCCGGCTTGTAGACGAGGTTCAATGCGGCACGGGGGAAGACGTTGGTGCCAGACGAAATGAACGCTTCCTCGGGCGTGGTCGGATACTCCTGGTGGAACTGCATGAGGTCGTTCTGCGTTTTGTTGCGGATCGCCCAGCGGCGCCATGCCAGCCGGTCATCGCTAATTCCCATCTTGCGGAGCACCTTTTCTTCGGCGTCCAGCTTTCCGAGCGAGTGGTACGGGATATTGATGGCGGAAGCGGTGTAGCCGGGGTGCTCATGCCAAGGGAGAAACAGCGGCGTGTATTCGGATTCGCCGGCTTCGGCTGCCCACCATTCGGACTCGAACATATTGCCGGTGCCGTTGGCTGTGGATTCAAGCACGATGATGGTGCCTGGCGCTTCGGGCACGGTTTGGCGCAGAGACACCATTGATTCCTTCGGGTTCGGCCAGAACGCAACCTCGGATGCGTGAACGCCGTGATATGTGCCCGATCGACCTACGGCCTTGTTGCCGGCCGTTGCCACCATGAGGCTTGATCCGGTTTCGATCCATTCGAGGTGGTTCTTACCGGCGTATTTGGTGGTGTAAAGCTGACGCATTGGGTATGTCTCCCAATACCGCTGCGTCATCTTCAGGAGGTTTTGCGAGGCCGGCACTTCATGGGCGATGACCATTGCCCGGTAGTTGTCGATGATGAAGCACATGGTAAACAGGAGTGCTTCTGTGGCCGTGGAAATGCCAAGCTGGCGAGCCTTTAGAACGATGATCCGGACTCGGCCGGTGGTGTGCAGTTGATCTTGGGCGAGTTGGTAATACCTCTGCTGCGCCCAATTCGGCTGGAACTTGACGACCTGAAGGTTGCGGTTTTCAAGGATGGAGAGTTTGGAGACTGTGCGAACGAGGTCCACGTATTACTCACCGCCAGCAGTGTCTTCAGGCACGGCCAGGTGCAGAACCTTGGCGTCACCTTCACCTTCACCCTGAATCCCGGCGCCGATCGACGCACGATCCTGTTCATGGATTTCACGCACCATTGCACGAAGTTCTTCGAGTTCGTCGGCACGCTGTTCTTCGCCAAGAATCTTGATCAACGCCGGGAGGGTCGTCTTCATCACGGCGGCTTTGCTGGCGGCGTTACCGTTCTTCAGCGTCTTTTCAACCTCATCCAGCGACAGGTTGACGATCTTGCTGATTCGGCCACGCAGAACGTCCAACGGGGAGATTTCTACCTCGTCATTGCTGTCCATCTTGGCTACCTCCGTCTACGCTGGGCTTCATGTTCGGGTCACCCCACATAGGCATTCCTACGCCCGTGGAAATCTCGTCGCCTTCGTCTTCATCCTCTACTTCTTCGAGCGGCTTCGGCGTGAAGGTAATGTCGTAGAGGAAGCCGAGGTTGTCGGTGAGCTTCAACCCCTTGTATTTGTGCTCTGATTCGATGACAACCGTAAGCACCATTGCCGAGGTGGCGGCGTCGGTACGCATACCACGCACATACCCCTCGATATGGATGGATTCGTCACTCATCGGTGCTCCCCGGCGCCAGGATAC